ACAAGAGACAGCATAGACATAGAACAAGACATAGAAGAGAAGATCAGTAGGTTATTAGATAAGGAGGGGTAAACACCACCCTATTTTGACACCACTATAGCCAGACCCCCACCCCCCCGTATGTACCTGTCAGTCGCAGGACATACATACATAGTGATTTGCACATTCATATACCTATTTTCTCAGTCTACTACTAATTGCATTTTGCTAGCAGGTAGATATTAGACCCCTACCCCCTATTTTTGTAGAAAAAAGTTGGGTCCCATACCCCCCCCATATTTTTTTTCATAAATATGTTGACTTTTTTTGTGAAGACCTGCAATATTGTATGATCTGTAGATACATATACCTAGTACATACCAGACATCTAGTGAATACAACTCGTATGTACCTACTATAGGAACTAGATAAGATTTTTAATTTGGTATATAGATTAGTAGGTATATACTAGATATATGAACTCACAAGTTTTATCAAAGATTCAGAATTTATCACTTGAAGACAAACAAGAGTTGCTTAGTCTCTTAGAGGAATTAGATGAGGCGAAAGCTAGGGAGGCTTGTACCGACCACTATTTGAAGTTTGTTTATGAGATGTGGTCTGCTTTTATTCATGGTAAACACCATGAGATCATGGCGGAAGCGTTTGAAAAAGTTGCCAATGGTGAACTCAAGCGTTTAATCATTAATATGCCTCCTCGTCATACTAAATCTGAATTTGCATCTTACCTATTGCCTGCATGGTTCTTAGGAAGATACCCAGACAAAAAGATTATACAGACTGCTCACACTGCTGAGTTAGCTGTAGGATTTGGGCGAAAGGTCAGAAACCTTGTAAACAGTAAAGACTATAAAAAAATATTTCCAAATGTCAGTTTGCAGGCTGACTCTAAAGCAGCAGGACGTTGGAACACTAACAAAGGTGGTGAATATTTCGCTATCGGTGTAGGTGGTGCTGTTACTGGTAAGGGTGCTGACCTGCTCATCATTGATGATCCTCACAGCGAACAAGAGGGTGCTAGTTCTGATATAAATGTTTTTAACCGAACCTACGAGTGGTACACATCAGGTCCTCGTCAGCGTTTACAACCTAACGGCTCTATTGTCGTAGTTATGACAAGATGGCATCAGAAAGACCTTACAGGTCAAATAATAGATGCTAGTGTCAAAAGAGGTGGTTCAGACCAGTGGGAAGTTATAGAACTTCCTGCAATTTTACCTTCGGGTTTTCCTCTATGGTCTGAGTTCTGGAAACTAGAAGAGTTAGAAGCTCTAAGAGCAGAATTACCCTCCTCTAAATGGATGGCTCAATATCAGCAAGACCCTACTGCTGAAGAAGGAGCATTAGTAAAAAGAGAATGGTGGCAAGAATGGGAATACCAAGAACCTCCTGAATGTGAATTTATCATTCAATCTTGGGATACAGCATTTTTAAAATCAGAAAGGGCAGACTATTCAGCGTGTACCACTTGGGGTGTTTTTTATAAAGAGTCTGAAGAAGATGGACAATATGCACCTAATGTTATTTTATTAGATGCACACAAAGAGAGATTAGAATTTCCAGAGTTAAAAAAACTTGCTATGGAGAAATACAATGCTTATAAGCCTGATGCTTTTATTGTTGAGGCAAAAGCAGCAGGGATGCCTTTAATATTTGAATTAAGGCAAATGGGCATACCAGTTCAAGAATATACGCCTAGTAGAGGTAACGATAAAATATCAAGAGTCAATGCAGTATCTGATCTATTTGCATCAGGGATTGTATGGGCACCTCAAACCAGATGGGCGGAAGAAGTTATAGAAGAGTTTGCAGCTTTCCCAAATGCGGAACATGATGATTTAGTTGATAGCAGTACGCAAGCTCTGTTAAGATTTAGACAAGGCGGTTTTGTTCCTTTACACTCAGATGAAGAGGAAGAAGAATTAGAACCAAACAAAGTCGCTGATTACTACTAGGAGTTTATATTGGCAATAGAAAGAACACCTGCTACACCTGTAGAAGGTTTAATAGAACAAGAGCCAGAAGAAATTAGTATTGCTATAGAAAATCCTGATTCAGTTGCAATAGAGACTGAAGATGGAGGTATGCTAATTGATTTTGATCCACAAGGAGATAGACCTGCATCAGACTTTGGTGATAATTTAGCTGAAGTTTTAGATGATACTGATTTAGAAAGAATAGGTTCTGAACTTGTTGCTGCATTTCAAAATGATAAAGACTCTCGTAAAGAATGGGAAGATACCTACACAAAGGGTCTAGATCAACTTGGTTTAAAGATTGAAGAAAGAACTCAACCTTGGAATGGAGCTTGTGGTGTGTTTCATCCTATGCTCTCTGAGGCAGTAATTAGATTTCAATCTCAAGCTATATCTGAAATATTTCCTGCTGGTGGTCCAGTTAAGACTAAGATTGTAGGCAAAATAACAGAAGACAAAACTAAACAAGCTGAAAGAGTACAAGATTACATGAACTATTTACTGACTTATGAAATGTCAGAATATAGAACAGAAACAGAAAAACTATTATTTTCTTTACCTTTAGCAGGTTCTGCATTTAGAAAAGTTTATTATGATCCTAATCTTGGTAGACCAAGTGGGATATTTGTTCCATCAGAAGATGTAGTGGTTAATTATGGTGCAAGTGATTTAGAAACTTGTGAACGTGCTACTCATGTTATGCGTAAATCTTTTAATGATATACGAAAAATGCAGGTTAATGGTTTTTATAGAGATATTGAATTACCTGATGCTACTAATTCATATTCTGATATTCAAGAAAAATATAATGAATTAACTGGTGAAAATGTTGGTGATAGATACGATCAACGTCATACCTTGCTTGAAATGCAAGTTAATCTTGATTTGCCAGGATTTGAAGATGTTGTCAATGGAGAGCAAACAGGTATTCAGTTACCTTATGTTGTAACTATAGATTATGGCACTGGAACAATATTAAGTATTAGAAGAAACTATTACGAAGATGATGCACAAAAACAAAGACGTTCTCACTTTGTTCATTATCAATATTTGCCAGGTATAGGATTTTATGGATTTGGTTTGATTCATATGATAGGTGGATTAGCTAAATCAGCTACAAGTTTATTAAGACAACTAGTTGATGCTGGTACATTATCTAATTTACCAGGTGGTCTTAAATCTAGAGGTCTAAGAATTAAAGGTGATGATACTCCAATTATGCCAGGTGAGTTCAGAGATGTTGACGTACCAGGTGGTGCAATAAAGGATAATATTACTTTTCTCCCCTATAAAGAACCTTCTCAAACACTATATTCCCTATTAAACACCATTGTTGAAGAGGGTCGTAGGTTTGCAAGCATTTCTGATATGAAAGTATCTGACATGAACTCACAGGCTCCAGTAGGTACAACACTAGCATTACTTGAAAGAAATATGAAAGTAATGAGTGCAGTACAAGCAAGACTTCATGCCTCAATGAAAAGAGAATTTGAAATACTTGTAGGCATTATAAAAGACTTTGGTAATCCAAGTTATCCTTATGAAACTGATGAAGAAGAAGATATTAAATCATCAGATTTTGATAAGCGTGTAGATGTATTACCTGTATCTGATCCTAATGCAGCTACAATGGCTCAAAGAATTATGCAATATCAAGCAGCATTTCAGTTGGCTACTTCTGCACCAGAAATGTATGATCTTAAAGAATTACATAGACAAATGCTTGAAGTTCTTGGTATTGAAGATGTAGATGATATTATTCCTGAAGATAATGAAGTACCACCAGTTGATCCAGTATCAGCAGTACAAAATTTAATTAATAATAAACCAGTTAAAGCATATGAGTTCCAAGATCATGATGCTCATATACAAACAGTTGCAGCAGCACAAGATAATCCTGAAATACAACAGATATTAAGTAAGACACCAAATGCTCCTGCAATATTAGCTTCTGCTTCAGCTTATGTTAATGATCATCTAACTATGAAGTTTAGAGATCAAGTAGAACAAGAAATGGGTATAGAGCTACCACCTCTAGGCGAACCATTACCAGCAGATGTAGAAAAACGTATTTCTGAACTTGTAGCAGAGGCAGCATCTAGAGTTACACAAAATGCTATGATGCAAGCAGAACAACAAAGAATAAATGAACAAATGCAAGACCCACTTATACAAGCTAAACAAGCAGAGGTTGCAGTAAAACAAGCTGAAGTACAACGTAAAGCACAAGCTGATATAGCACGTTTACAATTAGCAGCACAAAAACAACAAGATCAAAAAGAACTTGAAGAAAGAAGAATTAGTTCTCAAGAACAAATAGCAGGTGCTAATATTGGTCAAAAAATTGCTAGCGATTTGCTAGATAGTAATTTACAAAATAAAAAACAAGCAGCAAAAGAATTTAAAGAAGGTGTTGACATCGCTAAAGATATAGTTAAAGATATCAATACGAATGACTAATGACATCAAAGAGCTATCACTTTTTGAATATTTGCAAAAAAAATATAGAGATGCTTTGAATGAACACGCAGATCATATTGCTACAGGAAACTGTAAAGATTTTGCAGAATATAAAAGATTAACTGGTGTCATCGAGGGTTTAGCCCTCGCAGAACGTGAACTTTTAGATTGGATTGAAAGAAACGTAAAAGAAGAATAGGAACTCGACTCCTAAATGTCGTGCAAAAATATGAGTAAAGATAAAAAAATACCTAAACCTCAAAGCATCAAAGAACCTGAAGTTAGTCAAGAAACTAAAAAACAATTACCTGAACCAAAAGGTTATAGAGTTTTAGTTGCTATGCCAAAAGCTGATGAAACTACTGATGGTGGAATTATCAAAGCATCAAGCACAATAAGAGATGAAGAAGTTAGTAATATCTGTGGATATGTATTAGAACTTGGTCCAGATGCTTATGCTGATAAAAATAGATTCCCAACAGGTCCTTATTGTAAAAAAGGTGATTGGGTAGTTTTTCGTGCTTACTCAGGCACTAGAATGAAAATGTATGGACAAGAGTTTCGTTTAATAAATGATGATACTGTGGAAGCAGTTGTTGAAGACCCTACAGGAGTAGTTAGAGCATGAGTGACCAAGTAGTAGAAGAAAAAATTGAAACAGAATTTCAACCTGATGCATCAGGTGATTTAAAACCACAAACATCTGAAGAGAAATTTTTTGGTGTTAAAACAGAAATTAAACAACCTAGTGCAGAAGAAAATCTACAAGTTGAAATTGTAGATGATACTCCTGAAGAGGATAGAAGACCTCCTAAACAAGAAACTGAAGAAGTTAATGTTGATGACGATACTATAGATAAAGAAATAACTGAGTATAGTAAACGTGCAGGTGATCGTATAAATAAAATTAAATACGAATATCATGAAGAACGCAGAGCTAAAGAATCTGCTGAAAGACAAGCAAAAGAAGCAGCATCAAGATTGCAAGACCTTATGACTGAAAACCAAAGGCTACAAGCTATGGTTAATCAAGGTGGTGAAGTTCTTAATAAGCAAGCACATAATAATGCGTTATGGGCAAAACAAAATGCACAAGTTAAATATAAAAAAGCATATGAAGAAGGTGATGCTGATGCTATGGCAGTAGCACAAGAAGAATTATCTAAGGCAGTGTTAGCAGAACAAAATGCAGGTAGATATGCACAAGCTGTTCAACAACAATTTGCTGAAGAATATAAAGCACCTATACAAGAACAACAAATTCAACAACCAGAGTTAGACCCAGAAATGCAAGCATGGTCTCAAAAAAACCCTTGGTTTATGAACAATAATGATCCAAAACACGCAGAGATGACATCTTATTCTCTAACTGTAGATCAAAGATTACGCAATCAAGGCATTAGACCTGAAGATAATTCTGCAAAGTATTATGAAGAAGTTGATAATGCAATGCGTAGAGAATATCCAGAATTTTTTGGTGTTCAATCTGAAACAGAAGTTTTAGAAGAAACACAAAATAAACAACCTTCAAACGTTGTTGCACCAGTAACGAGAGCCACTGGTGGAAATACAAAGCCTCGCAATATACGATTGACTCAGACACAAGTTAAACTAGCACGTCAACTTGGAATTAGTCCAGAGCAATACGCAAAACAATTACTAAAGGAGTCTTAAATGTCAGACGAAAATAACCTTAATCCAGAAGTAGAAGAAACTTCTGAGCAAGTGCGTACCCCGAGGGGATCAGAAGATCGAGAGATCACCCAACGAACTGAAAGTTGGGAGAACCCATCAAACTTACCAAGTCCTAATCCTCAAGAAGGTTGGGTCTTCAGGTGGATAAGAACAAGTTTATTAGGTAATACTGATAATCCTAATGTTTCTAAAAAATTCAGAGAAGGTTGGATACCCTGTAGGGCAGAAGATCATCCTGAATTACATATTCACATGATGGACCATAAATCTGAATGGGCAGAAAAAGGAAATGTAGAGGTTGGTGGACAACTGTTATGCAAGATGCCATCTGAAAAGGCGAAAGCCCGTGACGAACACTTTCAAAAGTTAGCTCGTAACCAAATGGAATCTGTTGATAACGTATATTTTAAGGATCAAGATTCTAGAATGGCTACCAAACAAGTTTTTGAACGAAAATCTCAAACAACTTTTGGTAAAAAATCCTAGTTTCTTGAATTTGTAATTTAAAAAACAGGAGAAATTATGGCTAGTTCAGCTACACCTATGGGTGCTAGACCTGTTGGTTCATTAGTATCTTGTGCATATAATGCGAAAATCACTCATTACAAAATTAAAAATAATTTTGGTACATCCATTTTTTATGGAGATTTTGTAAAATGGGCAGACGATAATCCTAATACCACTATTCAAAAGGATACTGGTACTACTTCGTTAACCCCTATCGGTGTTTTCCTTGGTTGTGCATATACTGATCCAACATCAGGTCAATTCACCACAAATCAATATTATCCAGCATCAACTGCTGCTGACGATATTGTTGCGTATGTTGCCTCTGATCCATTCTTAGTAATGCAGATGCAATCAGATGAAACTCTTGGTCAAGATGATTTGGGCAAGAATGTTGCAGTCGTACAAACTGCTGGGTCAACTTCAATTGGCACAAGCAGAAATGCGATTGATGGAAGTACAGCAAATACTACCAATACACTACCATTAAAGATTATTGACTTTGTTGATGGTCCAGATAGTGCTATTGATGATAGTTTTACTGACGTTTTGGTGATGTTCAACGTTGGACATCAGTTACTTAATACCACAGGTATAGGCTAATAGGAGAATATTATGGCAGCTATTTCAAGAGCTAATGAGCTTAAACAACTCCTTCCAGGTCTTAACGCACTGTTTGGAGATGAGTACAACAATTACGAGAATGAGCATGAGCAAATCTATGTAACTGAGAATTCTGAAAGATCATTTGAAGAAGAACTCAAGTTATCAGGTTTCGCTGCTGCTCCAGTAAAAGATGAAGGTGCTTCTATATCATTTGATACAGCACAAGAATCTTTTGTTGCTCGTTATACACACGAAACTATTGCTTTAGGTTTCTCA